CATTGGCTGACTCTCGAGTCCGCTGAGGAAGTACCTCGTCAGAATGGCAAGGGCGAGATCATTAACGCCCTGATCCTTCTGCACTTGTTCGTGCTGCGTACGCGCACGGTCGTGTCATCGGCGCATGAGTTCAAAACGGCCAAAGAGTCGTATCTCAAGCTGTTTGAGATCATAGTCAATACTCCGTCGCTGGCTAAGCAGGTCGAGTATTACCACAACAGCAACGAAGATACTTCGATCAAGCTCAAGACGGGCGAGCGGATACGTTTCCTGACTCGCTCGAAGGATGGCGGCCGCGGGTTCACGGGTGACGTGATCATTTTCGATGAGGCGTTCAATATCGCTCAGTCGGCACTTTCCGCCCTTCTGCCTACGCTTTCATCCAAGCCCAATCCGCACATCTACTACTTTTCATCGTCAGGTAAGGACACTGGCGAGTCTGACGTGTTCCGCGGGCTCAAGGCTCAGGGTGACGCTGGCGACCCGCTGCTTTCTTGGAGGTCATTCTCCGCTGACCCGAAAAATGTTGACCCAGATTCCCCGGCTTCTCGAGCTCAAGCCAACCCGGCGTATAACGTGCGGATATTTGATCAGTTCATTGACGTTGAGCGCAAGCGAATGTCTGAGGTTGAGTTTCTGCGCGAGCGGATGGGCATCTGGGACGACACCAAGACGGCCTCGATTATCGACCTTGACAAGTGGGAGGCGCAGGGTGATTCAACCGTTGTGCCGATTGACCCGGTGTGTTTCGCGATTGATATACCCCCGGATAGCTCGTTTGCTTCGGTGTCCATTGCTGGCTCCACGGCTGATGGGAAGGTTTTTACTCAGGTCGTGAAGCGTTCCCGCGGCACTGGCTGGGTGGTCGATTATATCGAAGCGCAGGTAGCGAAGTGGAAGCCTGCACAGGTCGTGGTTGACCCGATCGGCCCTGTCGGCTCGCTGATGTCCTCGTTTGCTGTTGCTGGCGTGAAGATAACCGAGATTTCCTACAGGGAGCACGCGCAGGCGTGCGGGCTCTTCAAGGCCATGGCCGAGGACGGGCGCCTGGTTCATGGCGATCAGCCCGGTTTGACCGCGGCTCTCGAGTCAGCGCGTAAGCGAAAAGCGAACGAAGCTGGCGCATGGCTGTGGAATCGCCGCGACGAAACCGATATCTCACCTCTAGTTGCTTGCACGTTGGCTACGTTTGCGCATTCTCGATCGACCGGAGCCCCGGTTGATTCTCGACTCATTTTCTTTGGACGTTAGGAGGCCTCGTGGTCGCGATCGCTCTCCCGAAGTCAACACTTTCCAGTGCCGAAATGGCACTAATCGATGAACTTACCCAGCAGATTCATTGGCACCGCCCGCGCGACATTCGCATGGAGCAGTATTACGAGGGTCGGCAGCGTTTGGCTGTTCTCGGTCTCGCGGTTCCGCCTGAGCTGGCAGGGTTTGAGACGGTCATCAACTGGCCGCGTGTAACCGTGGACGAGGTGGAGCGGCGCCTAGATATCCGGGCATTCGTCCGCCCCGGCGCTCTCGTCGCTGATGATTCCATGCGCAATGCATACGAGGCGAACAACCTGGATTCTGAGGCTGCACTTCTGCACCGCGACGTGCTCATGTTGGGCCGGGGGTTTGCCTCCGTTTCGACCAACCCGGAGGATGCGGAGTCTCCGCTGATCCTTGTCGAGTCCGCGCGGGAGATCGCTGTGCTCGTTGACCCGGTTCGGCGTCGCATTCGTGCAGGCCTGCGCTTGTATCGCACGCCTAACGCCTTCGTGATGTTTGACCAGGGCACGCTCATGCTGCCTGACGCCACAATTCACATTGAGCGTATGTCCGGTGGCTCATGGAAGGTCCGCGACCGTGACGACCACATGCTTGGTCGTGTCGCTTTGCAGATGTTCCTCAACCGGCGCCGGACTGGTCAATGGCACGGTGAGTCTGAGATGACAGATGTCATCCCGATCACAGATGCCGCCGCCCGCTCCATGACCAACCTGCAGTTGGCTCAGGAAACCCATGCAGTACCGAACAAGTATGCAATCGGCATCTCAAAGGGCGACTTCGTAGACAAGGACGGAAACCAGCTTCCCGTCTGGGAGGCCTACTTCGACGCGTTCATGGCGACCGCGAACAAGGACGCGAAGATCGGGCAGCTCCCTTCGTCCGACCTCTCCAACTTCACGAACACCATGGACTTCTACGGGCGCATGTGCTCGAGCGTGACAGGGCTCCCGACGCGCTATTTCGGGCAGAGCACGGTGAACCCTGCCGGCGAGGGCGCGATTCGTGCGGATGAGTCACGGCTGATCAAGAATGCTGAACGCAAGCAAGGCGACCTCGGCAATAACTGGGGCTCGCTGATGTCCCTGTGGCTGCGATTCAAGACTGGCGAGTGGACCGATGGCAACCGCGTTTCAACTCTCTGGTTTGATGCCGGCACGCCGACTTTCGCACAGAAGGCGGACGCATTGCAGAAGCTTGCAGGCGGTCGCCCGCTGATCTCCCAGGAGGGCGCGTGGGACGAGCTCGGCTGGTCTGAGCCGCGCAAGGATCGGGAGCGAGCATACTTTGCCAAGGAGGCATCGGACGCCCTTGAGTTAGGCGTACAGGCGGCGGCCAATGCCCTCGATCAGTGAGTTAGCTCTCGATCACCAGCGGCGTCGGATTGCCCTCGAGCAGCGGACTGCTAATCGGGTTTTGGCGATGTGGGGTCAGGCTGATCGGCAGTTCCTTGACAACTCATGGGATGTTCTAGCGCCGGGGATTGTGCAGGTTGTCGCGGCGGCACAGATCACCGCTGCCCGACAGTCGGCCCCGTACCTGAACCAGGTGGCAACTGCTCAAGGCTTCGCCGCAACGCCTTCACTCGGCATCCCCGAGGCTTACGGCGGGGTCATGCTGGACGGGCGCGAGGTTGGCGCTTCCATGTTCGGCGGCGTTGCGACGACAAAGCGTCTTATCGGCGGCGGCATGGGCTTCGAGCAAGCGTTCCAAGCAGGCGCGGCGTTCCTGGCGATGGTAGCCAAGACGAGCATCTCGGATATTGGCCGTCAGTCGGATATGGGCCTGAGTGTTGGTCGCGGATACACGCAATATGTTCGCGTGCTATCCCCTGGCGCGTGTTCTCGTTGCGCCATCCTTGCAGGCAAAAGCGATTACAAGGTGGCTTTCAAGCGGCACCCATCGTGTCGCTGCACTTCTGCCCCGATAGATATTGACGGCAAGGTTCCCTCTGGCCTGCATGACAATCCGAGTGACTATTTCGAGTCCCTGCCGAAATCAGAGCAGAACCGAATCTTCACCAATGGTGGAGCCGAGTCGATCCGTTCAGGCGCTGGCGTGCAGTCCGTTGTGGATTCCAGGCGTGGCGCTGATGGGATCTCAACGTCTCGCGGTATTGGCAGGTCAACGATTCCAAACTCTGGCCGGCGCATCACGCCAACGAGGATCGGCACCAAAGCGGATGGTTCTCCACTGATGGGGTACACGACCACGGAGGGCACATATCGGGGTTCTTTCCGATCTGACCAAAACAGTTTTGGTGTCGGATCTCGCAGGATCGACAATAACCGGTACACGTCAAGCAAGCGGACCCGGCTTATGCCGCAAACACTCGTGAGCCTGACCGACGACACGGCGACCCGGCAGTTACTGCTTCGGGATGCCGGCTACCTTGAGCGGCCCGTCACGGATTACTACAGCAAAGGTGAAAGCTCCTCGGCGTGGATCGGCGAGATGAACCGGCTGAAAGCTGCTGACCGTGCTGCTGCCGATGTTTTCTACCGCTCCGCTGGCGTCCAATTGGGCGGCTAGCGCCCCTCACACTTCCTGACCGCATGGACAGGTAGCTCCAACAATCTGCCGAAGGCCGCACGGCCGTTATTCGGCGTTCCCGCATGGGAGAGGAACAGCAATGCTCACGAAGACCCGAATCTTTGGGCCGTCTCGACCGTCGAAGTTTGCCCTGATGGGCATCCGCTTCATTGATGGTGAAGACGGAGGCGCACCCGCGGCGCCCCCAGTCGCTCCCGAAGCGCCCGTAGCGCCCACAGAACCCGCCACGCCCGCAAAGGTAGAGACGGACTGGAAAGCCGAAGCGCGCAAGTGGGAAGACCGAGCCAAGACCAATTCCAAGGCAGCCGAAAAGCTGACCGAGATCGAGGATGCGGCCAAGACCGCCGAGCAGAAGCTCGAGGAACGCGCAACGAACGCCGAAAAGGCGCTTGCCGCGAGTGACCTTAAAGCTGCTCGGTCCGAAGTTGCACTTGAGAAGGGTCTCACGGCATCGCAGGCAAAACGCCTCGTTGGTACGACCAAGGATGAACTCACCGCCGATGCGGATGAACTCTTGACGGACCTCGGGAAAGTGGCGCCGACTGCTCCAAAACCTGATCCATCCATTGGGCCCAAAACGCCCGCCAAACCTTCCGGCCTTGGAGCGTCCATCGCGGCGTTCTACGACGGCAAATAACAGGAGAATCTCATGGCTGTAACCCTCGCAGAAGCGAAGAACAACACCACCAACGACTACGACCCGGCTGTCATTGACGAGTTCCGCAAGGAATCCGCCATTCTGGACACGCTCATCTTCGATGACGCCGTGAACCCGGCCGGTGGGGGCGCAACTCTCACCTATGGCTACCGTCGTCTGATCACTCAGCGTGCGGCCGCGTTCCGTGCGATCAACTCGGAATACGTTGACGAGGCTGTGACCACGGCACCGTACTCGATCAACCTTGCCCCTCTGGGTGGATCTTTCTCCGTCGACCGCGTTACCGCGAAGCTCGGCCCTGCTGCGTCCGCTGCGATCGCGCTGAACCTCGGCCAGACCGTCAAGGCGACCCGGACTAAGTTCCAGGATGCCGTGATCAACGGTGACGTTGCTGCCGACGCGAACGGCTTCGACGGTCTCGACAAGGCCCTCATCGGTTCCACGACCGAGTTCCGCTCGAGCGTCGTTACCGACTGGTCGGATTTCGACACCGTTGCCCGCGCTGAGTACAAGGCACTGGACGCGATCGATGAGTTCCTGTCGCTGCTGGACGGTTCGCCCTCGGTCATCATCGGTAACAGCAAGACGCTCGCTCGCGTGCGCGCTGCTGCCCGTCGTGCATCCATGTACACCAAGGACCCGGTAGAGGGCCTGCTTGGCGCAGACGGTCGCCCGATCGTTCGTGAAATGTACGGGAACATCCTGCTCGTGGATGCTGGGAACAAGGCTGGCTCGAACTCGCCGATCGTCCCCATCTCCACCCGCACGGTTGCGACCGTGTCGACCACGAACCTCACCGACCTGTACGCGTACCGTGTTGGCCTTGACGGCTTCCATGGCGTGTCCACTGTCGGCGGCCAGCTCGTTGAGACATGGCTCCCGGACTTCTCCACGGCTGGCGCTGTGAAGAAGGGTGAAGTTGAGCTCGGCCCGATCGGCGTCGTTCTCAAGTCGTCCAAGGCTGCGGCGGTCTTCCGCAACATCAAGGTCGCCTAATGGCAGTGATTACCGCACCGGTCAAGGGATTCACAGGTTTCGTCGCTGGCGTCGACTTCAAGGATGGTGTCGGCGAAACCGACATCGAGGGCGCGATTCACTACTTCGAGCGGCAGGGTTACGGGGTCGGGAGTCCGATCGCGGGTCCCAAGCCGCTTGAAGATCAGTCGAAGTCCGAGCTTGAAGCGACCGCAAGCGCGGCCGGGATCGAGTTCAAAGCTCCGATCAACAAGACCGAACTAGTCGCACTGATCGAAGCGGCGGCAACCCCGCCCGCCGAATAACCACACATCAAGGAGGACGGCATGACCTACGCACAACCCGCTGAGATTGCGGTCCTCCTTGGTAGGGCCTTCACTACAGAAGAGACGGCCCAGGCGCAAGGCTTTATCAATGATGCTGAGCGGCAGATTCTCCGCAAGTATCCGACGCTGACGGCCATGATTGCTGCGGGCACAGTCAGTGTTGAAGACGTGCGCGTTGTTGAGCTGCGCGCGGGTCGTAGGGTGATGTTGAACCCGGACGCGAAGCAGAATGAGCGGACGGACGATTACTCGTTCGGTCGCATTGGTGCTGTTGCCGATTCTGAGGTAGTCATCACCGATGAAGAGTGGTCGTGGCTTTCTCCATCGGTGAGCACGTCCGATTCGTTCTCGATTCGGATGTCTGGTAGCGGTCCACGCGAGACGTATTCCCCGCGCGCTCCGGTTGATGATTACTACACGCGGGGAACGCGCGGTGAGTTCTGGTGAGCGCTGTTTCTGCATTGCTTGCTGGGCGGCGGATGGCCGAGTCGCAAATGACCTCCGCCTGCACAATCTCCCGAACCTCAGCCCCCATATTCAACGAGTCCACCGGCGAGTAT